CCAGGTTCTTTAGTCCGTCGAATGTAAACATAGATCACCCCCACGGGTGCACATGGTTACTAAGATAGATCCGGCCGCCTAGACGGTACGGGGCAAGCATAAGCCATACCTGCATCCCGCAGTTTGTGCGGTTCCAAAACTCTGCGGTCGCAGAATTGCCGGACTTTGGCAGATCAAACGACGTGCTCACACTTCCCTGACTTGCGCTCGCTACGCGGCCCACCTGGTCAACTGGTAATGACGCCATATAGAGCAGGTGGCAGGTGGCACGATCTAATAGGTATTTTCTGAAATAATTGTGTGGCGGATCATATGGGTATATGCTCGCGTCGTCATTGTGAAAATAGGTCTCGGCGCTTGTAAAGGCCGTTGTGATCATTGCATCCGGATATTTGGTTTCATCCACAAATGCCGGGTATTCAGATCTAAATACCCCGACGGAAAAATCATAAACGGCCATTATAGCACCTCTTTGTAATTACATTGTCAATACATGATTACTTTTTCTTTACTTCTTCAACTTTGAGCAGTGTCGGATCTAAAGGCTCCAGGCCGTGTTTTTGCGATTTAACATCGCGGCTGTTGTGAATTGCCTTAGGATCGTCAATAAGCATAATGCATGGTGGCATGCCATTGTAGGAGTTAAATGCACGCTCTTTGCCGTGCATACGGATGATGTTTTCCCAGTCCTCTTTTTCAATCTTAACAGCTACGGACTGACCAACGCCCAGGAGTATCCCCTCATTGTCGTTAATGCCTGGAAAAATAACGGTCTTTGTGCCGCCGCCCTTTACGGGTACATCGTCAAACATAAGCCCGTGCGGCAGGTGTACGGCCACGGTTACCTGAGTGCTGGAGTTCTGCGGGATAATTTTCACTTCATCGGTGCTCTTTTCTACTACCTGCAGTTTTTCTTTTTTTGGTGTTGCCATAAATTGGTCTCCTGAATTATTAGCTAGTTACAAACGGGGCCCTCACGGACCCCTAAAGGATAAACACAGAAAATAAATACTAAATTCCGGTCATGGTCTGAATGAGTGACGGTCTCTTAATGATTGCGCCCCAGGTGCCGCCCACAGCTTTCTGTTTGAATGCGGACATCTCAGGAACTACGCGGCCCAGTCTCATTTTTTCTGAGTAAGCCAGCTCAGCGGTCTGTGATGCAAACAGTTCAGGAACGATCATATACATCATTTCACCGGCGCCGGTGCTCAATTCAGGCAGCTGAACAATAACGATGTTAGGGAAATTATCCTTTAACATCTTTGCAGCGCTCAGGCCATAGGTATTGAGAGCGTTTAAATATGAGGCTCTTGCATTAGACACTGCGAGCACGATCGGGCTGTCAGCGTCGATATTACCGCCGTTGTTAGCACATAAGGTGTTCCACAGTTTCAAAACGTCGTTGTACACGTGATTTGATGCGTTTGCGGCATCGTGTCCGGCCTTATCTGCCCAGGTGCTGTAGGTACTGCCTCCAATTGTGATAGAGTTCGGGGATGCACTAACAGGGAGGTTAGGGTCATTCAGTAAGCCGTATGTTTTCTTGCCGGCAACGCCGTATAAGTAAAACTTATTGTGTGCCTTTGCAAGAATTGTAGCAGCAGCCTTCTGCTTTTCGGATGCAAGGCTCAGGCGCTGTCTTGCAACGGTTGCTTCCTCCAGGTCGCCATAGCGGATCACAGTCTGGAAAACAAAGTTTTCACGTTCCGGAGATTCAATATTCACATCACTTGCGATGTTTTCGCCGTGATCTGAATAAGGTGTTACGGATCCGCTGTACTCAGTAACATTAAAACGCATGTACTTGTCGGACCAGTCTCCCTTCTTAACTTCGGGTGCCAGGCGTCCGGCGTTCATAGCAGAGAATAAGATCTCTGTTACTGTAGGATCGATATATGTTACAAGTGCGCTAGGAATACCGACGTTTGCAGCTGTAGTCAGTGCAGCATCCTGAGCAAGCATCTTAGCTGTTTTTTCATAGTCTACGCGGATTTTGCCGTCAACTTCATCATATGCCATAAAGTCCTTTGCATACGGGGAGGAAATTCCGCGGGCTTTTGATTTTTCAAAAAGATTCATTTTAGCCTTCTCCTATTAACCGTGGTTAGAAATAACGATCAGATCGCCAGTAGTACCGCCTTCGGTAACGGTCCAGCCGGTAGCGACTTCACCGGTGCCCGGTGTGCCGTAAGTCATTGCACCGGTGGTGGTATTCACATTTACGGACTGACCTGCGGTTGCAGCTCCGGTAGCGGTTACGAAAAAATCTCCGCGGGTTGCAACGGTTACCAGTTCGCCGCGCTCATAGGTGAGCTGGCCGTCTGAGGTGTCAGGCAGCACGCCGGTAATGAGCCTAACAGCTAAGCCTGCAAGGGCTCCGCCGCCGGTACCGTTTCCGGTTGCAACCTTACCTACGCCGATAGCGCCGCCGGATACCGGGTTAACGGTTGCGGTGCCGTTCCATACGAACTGACCGGCGGCTGCGGTGCCGTCTGACAAATAGTTCTGTACTGTGATCACTTCGCCCAGGAAGGCGGCCTGGGAGCCAGGAACGCCGATCGCTGGATCAATGTTAACAACTTTCTGTAAAGCCATTTTCAATTTCTCCTATAGGTTTTTAGTCAATTCTAACGCGGTCGAGAACCGAGCCAAGAATAGTTTGTTTTGCAGGTGCGGCCGGCTTTGAGTCGGTTGCAAGCTGCTTTTTATGCCCCGCATTATAAGCCATAAAAGCATCGCGGGCGGTTAATCTGTTGCAGTTAATGCCTAGCTGTTTGCAGGCGTCAAGGTATACCTCTTCAGCGGCGTCGTATGCAGTAGCTTTGATTTTACCGAGTACGCCTTTTACGTCCTCGGCGGCCTCTGCGATTGCGTTCATACGCTCTTTAACCTCTGCGGTGATCATGTCGTAAGCGTCCAGGGCGTCGCTGTAGCCGTTAACACTGTCGTGAGCCATTGCCTTGCCTGACTGATCGCCGTATTTGATGCCGGCAATGAAGGCATTTTTAACCACATCATCCTCATTTTCAAGGCCGCAGGCTTTGATTGCATCCTGGATCAGTTTATCCATGCGGGCGTCGGTATCTTTCACCTTTTCGGTTTCAGTTTCCACTTCGGCGGTCTCATCGAGATCTCCGTCCTCAGCCTTTACCTTTTCGGTAATTTCGGCCTCAGCCTCGGTTTCGTCGTCCTCTTCGGTTTCGTCGTCGTCGTCGTCTTCGTCGTCGCTTTCACCTTCTGCGGACTCCACGCCTTCAATCAGTTCCGGCTTTTTGGTTTCCTCGGTTTCCACTTCCGCGGTCTCCTCGGTTTCCTCTTCGCCTTTCAGCTCCTCGGGCTTTTCGTCTTTGCAGGCGTCGCCCTTGAACTTTTCACCCAGGGCCATGATCGAATCGCGGATCTCCTTTTTCTCATCCTCGGTCACGCGATCGCCCAGCTTGCCTATAATGCCGTCCACAGCACCGTCAAGCGTATCTTCGCTTTTTTTCTGCAGGGCTAAAAGTGCCTGCAGTGCCGCGGTGGCGTTTTTCAAGATCTCTTTTTCATCCATGTTTTTTACCTCAGCTTTGGTTTTTGGAATTGGTTTTGAATCGTAAACCAGCACATCTTTTCCCGCGCGGCCTTCTTCAACCAGTGCAATATGATTGGCGCGGATATTACGCATAATAAAATCGTAAGGCTTGCCGTCAAAAGTGCCTTTTTTAAATTCAGGCTTGTATTGATATGCCAGGGATAACTCACGCATAAAGCCGTTATTGATCACGCTTTTAGCCTTATCGTCATAAATGGTCATAGAGTTAAACAGGTAAGGGCGTTTCCATTCTGCATCAGTGCCGGCGGCTCCTACGCGGGTTTCTTTTGCCGGAGCATCCGCAAAATCAGGGTGGTGGCGGAACTGTACGGGGATCCCGTTTAAACTCTCTACCGTTTCCGGTTTGCTCAGTTCCTCGGCGGACCTATACCCGTAATAGGTTTTATCGGCCTGGAGGCCTGCAGCCTCCCAGCCAGGGATCTCACGTCCGTAATACGGTGCGACCTGCTCTTTGGTGAAAGGCGAGTATTTGATGTGCATAAAACCGTTAGAGTCGATAGATCTAACACTTTTAGCGTCAAATGCCATTGTATCAACGATCATTTTTTCTTTTTTCTCCCGGTTTTTTTCGGTTTAATTGTTTGCGGCGTAAATTCCTTTTCAATCTGCGCCATGTCAAAATCTAGCTGCATCTGTACGCCGTGCGGAGTCGCCTTTTTATGCCTCGTATAGGTGCGTTTTTTCTTAACGGTCCGCTTTCTCGGCTTGGTTTCAAATTCCAGCTCCAGCTGGCCTTTTTTCTCCGGCGCCTCTGTGATGTATGTCCGCATCGACTTAAGCGGCGGTGATGTCACATTCGCGATCAGTTCCGGCATTTTTGCCCGGTAAATGCACCGGCAAAATGGCAACTCACCACATTGGATGTTTTTCTCAACCTCCGGATCGTATATTCCGGTTCGCAGGTCATAAGCCTGGCCGTTTAACTTTATGTGGGCCTCGCGGCTCGTATATTGCCCCGGTACGTGGATCCAAACAGCCTCAGTTATTCCCAGCGCCAGGTCATTGCCGCGCTGGATAGCCTGATTGAGCTTGATCGATTGATCAAGGGCTACACGCTTAGCCCGTGCCGGATCAAAACCCTCAACGCTCCGCAGCAGTCTTTCAATGTCCGTGATAGTCACGCCGGCCTGGAGGCTCTCGGCCATGATATCCTGGATCTTCTGCAACTCGCGCGCGCCTATTTTGCTTATGAGTTCCGTCTGGTCACGGATAAATCCGGGGATCATTCCGCGGACCTCCGGCGCAACATACTGGCCCCAGTCTGTGGGCTCGGTCCAGTGTTCTGCAATAAAGCCTTCGCTCATTCCGGCCGTTTTCAAGGCGTCCTTTTGTGCGGTGGTCGTATCGCGTACGGTCGCATTAGTGAACCAGTCCGCAGCCGCCTTTATGCTGCTTTGCGCCTTAACCATAAGCGCCGCGGCGGTATCTGCGGCCTTTTTGGTGAACCCTTTGATCCAGTCTCCGATCCCGGCATCCTGTGCAAGTTCTACACGGCCGGCGTAATTACTAGATCTCAAGTTATATAATATAACTAAAATCAACGCCTGATTCACGCGATTTATTGATTGCGTGATCAAGTTCGCATATTTGCGTGAATTTCCTTGATTCGGCTCCACTGCTCTGCGGTAACGGCGGCGGGATTTTGAAAAAATACTAGGCCTGCGGCGCGTCTGTTTCATGTTCAATCATCCAGTTTGCTATCACGTTTTGATCGATCTCCGGCTCTGCGGCGGTTTTCGGTGCCGGTTCACCGAGCATCCACAATGACTTAATCGCCGGATCTTCCGCAAGGTCCTCAGCGGTTCCCACCTCTGCGCCGGCGTTCGGCTGCGGTAAATCATCAGGAATAAAACCGAGTTTTGTCTTTTTATCTTCCTTAACGGCTTTGCGGACTTCCTCCGCGCTCAATACGTTTGTTTGCAGCAGGCTGTTTAGCATGCTAACGCGGGCGGCCGCGGTCTGTACGTCCGCCTGATCATCATCAGCACCCAGGGCGTTAAACTCGAAGGAGATTGATTGATCAATCGTTCCGGTTGTTGTCAGCTGGATAATATCTAAAATCTTTTGTATGCCGTCGCGTAAAAGTTCCTGTTTACTCATAACGTGATCGTAATAATTCCGGATGTCGCTCTCACCGGTGGCATTAAATCCGGATGGGCTTATGCCTAACAGCTTAACCGCCGGAGTGCGGTTAATCGCCGCGATAAATTCCAACTGCTGGCGTACGATATCAGTCACGCCGGAGATCGTCAATGTGATGTTTTTGATATCTTCTGCATTACGATCGCATACAACAACCGAGTCATTATTGCGGTATCTGCTCAGTGCCAGCATCTTTGCATCCATCTGCTGAACGCCGTCGGAGGAGGTCAAAAGGTCCTCGGTATTGGTCTGATATACGAGCAGATTAAGTTTTTCGAGAATACCGGCAACACTCACGCGGGCGCGGTTCCAGTGCAGCACATAATCCCATAGGATTTGCGCCTGCGGAATACCCAGGAAATTATACGCCGGCCTTAAAAGGGTAGGCGGCAGGTTGTCACGCAGAATAATAAGGCGGCTGTGATGTACACGGCGGCCCAGAATAAGCCAGTAGTCCGGATCGCTCATATAGTTTTCTTTGAGCGGATCGGATGCATTGTAAATACCGGGTGCGGTGACAACCGGATCAATCAGCACAAATTTAACCTTTGTGCCCTGTTTGATCTCATCGCTTTTATCACTAATCTGCAGAGGCAGTGACGGATCATCCGTGCCCGTGTCAATGTAAATAAATGCGCCTCCCATGTAGCCCTGAGTAGCATAGGCGCGATTGTAGAGCCTCCGGATGTTCATTCCGTCCATTTTCTCAGCCAGGGTATCGAGCAATTCATTGTCGGTTTCATCGCCGCCGGTAATTGTTATCCATTCCCTGGTAATATCATCCGCAACTGTTTGGATCGCGGTGCGGATCATGCCGTTCTGGGCTATCTGCTGCAGTGCGCCGTAACCGATAAAGGACTGTGAAGGGTATTGCCCCAGATTGGCACTGTGCTGCATAAGACTTTCAAATATTTGAGTAAATCCAAACTCGAATGCGGAGTCCTGCGCTAGCTTTTCGGAATTAAGGCGCTCGGCCTCGGCAGGGTCTTTGCTGTCGTATGCCATAGTGCGCGGCAGCGCAAAAAACTTTTTGACATCCTCCAGGGTTTTGATCGGTCCGACGTTGCCGGACTCAAACGGAGTACGCAGGGCCGCCGCAAGGTCCTCAGTGAAAATCTTTTTATCTTTAGCCATATTACCTCCTCACGCGTAAAGCGGCCATATTGTCGGCGGATATGCGGCCGCCGGTCTGTAAATCGGATAACGCCTGGGTCATGGAGTCCACCTGGTCATCGTGAACGCCAGCCGGAAAACTTAAAAGCTCAGCGGTGAAATCCTGCACCCACGGGCAGATCTCCGGTGACGGTATATAAACATTATGGGCCTCCCACAAGGTTGCGATCGCGCTTGCGCGGGCCTCTTTGCTCTCAGTAGGATTGATCGGGATCAGTCCGGTGACCTGCTTTTTCAACGCTGATATTATCGCCGCGCCGTTCGCTTTCTCTTCAACAAGTTTTCTGATTACGCCGTTATGTTTGCGAGCAAAGTCACAAAACCGCTGCAGGGTCTCCACAAAGTCCCAGCGGCCGCGAACCTGGTCAATAAGGTAAAACGATCCCTGATAGCGCCCCCAGCAAGATCCTACCACATAATCGCTCGTTTTTGAGTCCTTAAAAGTCATATCCCATGACAGAACCTTTTTATCAAAAAACGGCGGTAATTCTTTGTAATATTGGATCCATGCTTTTTTGAAGGTTCCGCCGCCCTCCGGTACCGGGTGCTGCTGATACATCGCCGCCCACAATTCAGATCCGATTTGTGCTTTAATCGCCGTAAGTGCTAAAAGATTATACCGTTCAGGGTGCAGGGCCTCGCCTTCCTTGCGGTATTTTTCGTCATGCTCAGCGATGGCCGGATAATTGATAACGTGATACTGGTCGCCGCCGTGGGCTGCTTTCTCCAGGAGGTGGCCTACTAGATCGTCAGTGTTATGCGTAGGTATCAGCGTCCGACCTACAAGATAAAGGCCATCCGGTGCCGTTGTGCTTATGCAGCGTCCCCAGCCTTGATCCTCAGGGGCCGCCAGGGTGAAGGCGGCTAACCGCTCATCAACCGCTCCGGTTACGGGGCCCATAACCGACGGCAATACCCACTTAAAACCGATTAGATCCCCCGCCTCTCTTATTTCCTGCGGCTCTCCGGTCCACGCCTTAACCGCCCATAAATGCGTTTTTGAGCATATGACTTTTTCCTGCCCCGTGTCAACGGCCACGTCACACCATACCGGAGGGGTTACCGCCTTCACGGTTACCGGGTGCCCGTCAATCCCGTAAACCTGATCGCCCGGCTTAAGTTCGCCGTGAGTTTTCCAACCGTCAACGGTTAAAACCGGAGTATCATCCTTGATCGGGTGCCAACGTGTGCACATAACGATCACGCCGCCGCCGGGTGCCAGTCGCGTGTAGGCGGTGGAGGCGTACCAGTCATGCACGCGGCTGCGCATAGTAGCGCTGTAGGCCTCCGCTTTGTCTTTGTGTGGGTCGTCGATAATCAGGATATCGGCGCCCATACCTGTGATGCCGCCGCCCACACCCGCGCTGCGGTATGATCCGCGATAATGCACGATCTCGAACTTATCTGTAGTTTTCTTGTACGCGCCCGTGTCTCCGGTCTTTGCCGCGGCCTCTTTGCTCGCCAGGAAAACAAAGGGGAACAGCTCACGGAACCGCGGGCCGTCAATAATCCTTTGTACGTCCGTGTTCATGGCTCCGGCTAAATCGCTAGAGTAGGAACTTGCTATTATGTGGCTTTCGGGATAGTTACCCAAAAACCACGCCGGAAAATCACGGCTCACCAGCTGGCTTTTACCGGACCGCGGCGGCGCGGTTATGATTAGCCGCGGTGACTTTTTAGCTATTACATCTAAAGCGAATTGTTTTAACGCTCTGCAGATCTCACGGTGAAACCAGCCCATAATATAATCATCATGGTTGTATAGAACAAAACTGCTCAGGTTTTCCCGCGCCCGTCGTTTTGCCAGCTCTTCCAGGGCCTCGCGCCTTGTTACTTCACTCATCATCCGCCCCGATATTTATCACGTCAATGAGTTTGTTATCTTCCATTGACTCGACCGGACGTTCAACCTTTGCCGTGAGTGTAACGTTTTGAGTTTTCTGCCAGCCATAAACAACCTCAACCAAAAGTTCAATCAGGCGGTTTGATCTTCCGGTCTGAATACTTGTATCCAACATCTTATCCAACAGCTGGACCATGCGCGATGCATAGCGGTTCATCAATCTGGCATTAGGCATACCCGGGGTTATGAATAACAGCTTTGCATCCTCGGTCAGTTCCTCCGGCTTTTCATTCTTTGCCGGAGGGGGCGCAGTGTTCGCCGGTGGCATAGCGGCCGCCTGGATCTTTGCTTTTCTGATCGCCGCGGCGTTTTCTGCGGTGGCGGCTTTTTTCTCCGCCGTGCGCTTAGCCGCTTTTTTCTCCTCGGCACGTCTAGCGGCTTTTTTCTCTTCCGCACGCTCAGCGGCTTTTTTCTCTTTTCGGACCTTTTCCGCATCCTTAAAAGCCTTTTTTCCGTCGGCTATGGCACGGGCAAACTCAATATTACGTTTGATGTACGCGTAAATCGTAGTCTCGCTTATTCCCAGGCGCGGAGCGATCTCTCTTGCCTTAAAACCCTCAGCGGATAAATTGCGGACCGTATCGAGCACGGCGGCGGTAATCTGAAATGGTTGATCTGCCATATGGCCCTCCGTGTTTGATTTGTCTAATTGTCTAATTTTTCAGTATTGTCTAATTTTTTACGCGCTGTTATGCGCTTAAACAACGCTAAAAATTAGACATCTCAAAAATTACACATATAGCCTATGTTGTCAATACCCTTTTAAGATCTTTTTGTGATCTGCGGTAACGCTCACACTTTTAACCGGTGGCCTATGATACTATAGCGCCGTTGCGAATATTTGAGCTCTCAAGCCTCCGGATCCGTGCCGGAGGCTTTTTCGTTTTTAGGGCATCACTCTAACTTCACTCTAACTTCACTCTAACTTCACTCTAACTTTGCACCAACTTTGCACCAACTTTGCACCAACCGGCTAAAAATCCAGGTTGTAATCATAGCGATCTAACGTGAAATTAGTTCATTTTTTAATCAAAATTAGGGTTGTTACCTGAATTTGTTACCTCTGTTACCGGTTTAGGTAACACGTGCAAACCCTTATGGCATAAGGCTTTAGCGCATAAAAAAAATTTGTTACCTAAACAAGAAAAAAATTCCGTTGAAAATAATTTTTTACTCCTCAGCTGTTACGTTTGTGCGCCTACGCTATATTAATATATTATTAATATTAATAATATATAGGTAACAGGTAACAAAATGTTGTAAGTTATTGATTTTACTCAATTTTTTACCCCGATTTTTGTTACCTAAAAAAGGTAACAGTTAGGTAACATAGGTAACAGATACAAAAAAGCCGGAGGCTGTCCCCGGCTAAAACAATGCAGATCCCCGCGTTCGTCAATCCTTATACCATCCTTTTTGC